TCATTGGCCCTCTAGCCATCACGCCTTTAGTTGCTGCGCCAGTACCACGGATTTTGATGCCGTCGGTCTTGATAGGCTTGTAGTTACCTTTGCTAATACCGCCAACAGATGGGTTCATCTCTGTCATGCAGTTAGCACCAGTAGTAGTTGGAACTTGGTTAGACACCGAGCCGCTACTCATAGTGTGTGGTTGGGCATAGACGCTGGCAGAACCAACTTCCTTGCCGCCTTGTTTCATGCTGAATTTAGCCATATTAGCCTCCGCGTGAAGCGCCACGTTGGTTCACGACCTTAGCCATGCCACGTCCGTATTGCTTCATCATTTCATTAGTCTTGCCACCTTTAGCTAACTTCAAAGTAGTACCTTTACCGCCTTTGTGTTCTTGCATGTCGTGTTGTTTAAAGGCTTTTTTAATCATCGCCTTGTCTTGCTTCACGTCCATTTTCATGTCTTCTTTGCTGTCGTTTTTTGCCATTTTTAGCTCCTAAGTTACGCTAATCGTTACTGTACCAATACTAACCGTTAATGCCAAGTTATTCGGGGTCAACGCTGCATCAAAAAATGATGATCCACCTACTGGATTCCACCCCCATTCAAAGATTCTGCTACCGCCTTCTGGATATCCAGCACCATTTTCACTGGTGGTATCCGTCAAATTAATATGCAATCCACTTGTTCCAGACACTTGATAACTCGTATCGGGTCTTGGTTCCCTAACCGCTTGTGGGTCATTTACAGGGTACAAACCAAGAGACAACTGTGGTTGGTCTGGGTCCCAACAAGTTGGGCAAACTTTGATCTTAAAGGGTTTCGTCTTAACAATTTGTGTACGTAACTCCTTAAGCATGTAGCGCTGCGAGCACCTATCACACTCGGCGATTGCATGTTTACCTGATGCGTACTTACTAGGCATTTCTTACCTCATGAACGACATACGAGGCACGTAACGATCTGCTGCTTTCTCCCTGTCTTCCTGAGCGGCGAGGTCAAATTGCTGTTCGTAATCGGCTTTTAACATGCCAATCCTTGTTGGGTCTATTTTTGGCAGCTTCATACTGAGGTTGTATGCCAACCCTGCAACCATGCAAGTAATGAAACGAAACGGAATATCTTGTGTAGTTACACCGCTGCCAGCATCTTGCATACGGCGCATGCGGTAGTAAACAAAGGTGTATTGCTCCCCGGGGGAACTCGGTGTGGGCCAGACATTAACACAAGGCAAGTTGTTTACATACACACTATCGCCCGCTGAATGGCTTGCTGCAGTTGTGTTGTTCTGTCCACGCCAAGCGTTCACAATCTGGTTACCCACAATGTTCTGGTACCCAATAGTCTCGGTAACATTGGATGTAGTTATATTTATAAAGCCTTGTGTAGGCAATGTAGCAACGCTAGTTAATGTGATAGTAGTGTCTGTCGCGGATATGGGGTATCCCGTAGCAAGTGTAGTGTTAGCTACAGTAGCCACGCTACCTGTTTGGCGGTTAACGAAAACTTGAATCGGCCTGCCTGTAGCGTTTTTGTTCGGTATAGTGATATAGGTACTTTCACTAATACGGCTAATATTTATATCAATCTGGTTAGACTGCTGTCCATTATTCTGACGAATAACAGTATCAAGCAGGTCAATCGTATCAACTGGAATAGGGTAGATGGCTTGGCCTGTATTCATAACAAACTGCCCTTGCTCTACCGTCCAAAGGTTAATGCCCCGATTAGCCCACTCAATCGTCAACAAGTTAACAGAACGTCTAGCGGTTCTGAAATCGTAGCCAGTACGTAGTTCTTGTCCGCAACGCTCGAAGGCTTCCTCCACGAGGTCGCCCATGTCTAAATTGAAAGTGGTCAAACCGGAGGTGGACATTATCTAAATCCTGCTGTTTTCTTTGCTATATTTTTTGGCTGGGCTACGAATTGCTTCCCGGCTTTTTTGCCAGCACGCTTCGCACGTGTTGTAGCAGCGTACTCAGCAGGGCTGAGACTTTTGATAGCAGCTTCTGGAAGGTAGCGCTCACCTGTTTTACTAGACGGTTTTCCACTTTTGGTTCTCCATTTTTGGTCACCCCAGTTTTTTAAAGACTGTTGTGGCGCTTTCAATCTCTGTAACCCCCGCCCGACGCCTTGTACTTCTTGGCTACAAGTTGGCTTTTGCGGGCTGACCATTGTCCTGCACCGGTGCCTTGAGTTGCTGCAGCTTTTACTTGCGACACAATCTTCTTACGAAGGCTTGGTTTTGTGTAGTTACCAGCGGCATTGACCTTGCCTCCCTCAGCGTACTGAGTGAAGTCAGTATCGTCACGGCGTGCTTTTTTCACACCTTTAGGCATCTTGCTAGGGGCTATATCGCCCATGCCACGTGAGGCTCTCATTTTTTAGCACATCTTTCCACGAGTTTTACCTCGTTGAGCAATACCATCAGCACGAGAAGAAGCGGTGCCACCCTTCTTCATACCCATATCACGACTAGCTGCTCTAGAGGCTTTATCGGCCTGCTCCAGCATCTTCATTTCACGAGCATCATCACGAGCACGGTCAGTAGCAGTTTTCTCAACCCCACGTGTTTCGCGTTTTATCTCGTCAGCGGCTTCGCTTTCTTCTTGCTGTCTGGCTTTTGTTCCTTTGTAGTCCGCATAGCCAGCAGCACCAGCACCGACTAACATTGCTGGTCCCGCGTATCCTTCAACTGCGCGGCTAAGCCTACCGCTACCACCGGAACCAGACTTACCACCCTCAAGGATGGCGTTATGTCGGTATTTATCTGCTGGATTCGTTGCCATAAGGCCTCCTTAACACTTACCGCCGTTAGCCATTTTAATTTGCTTAGCTTTGGTCTTGCCTTTTGAAACAATACCATCAGCAGACTTGTGACCAGCAGATAAGCCGCCAGAAGCCATTTTTTTAGCTGTGCCGCCTTTTCTCATTGGCATTTCTGCTTTGGCTCCAGCTTTTTTCTTAGCTATCATTGCCATAAATCCGGGGTTCATTTTGCCTGCCATATCACCACCTCTTTTAAAAGTTTTGCCTTCATCGGCGTTGTTGAAATCCTTGCCCACAGACTGCGGGACTCCTACTTTCTTAGCGAACGACGGCGAGTGCGCTATCGCAGCCATGAAATTGCGCTGTTTCTTACTCGTTGACGGCATTCTTACGCACCAACTTTTGCACCGTTTCGGTCTCATATATGCGGATACCCATCCACACAATACCCAAAAGGCTACCAACTAGCGTGGCTACTGGAGTCATCCAGCCCATAACACCAGACAACGTGACTGTTAGAGCCGCGCCGTCTGCAAGAGTTTTAACTTCTGAATTCATACCATTCTTCCCTTGGTTTTACCTCGCTGGGCTATGCCGTCTGCACGGCTGGAAGCGGAAACTTTACCGCCCTTTTTATACTCTTCTTGTTTGTTCCCAAAAAGTTTTGGTTTTGCTGGAGGAAGTCCCCCACTAGTTTTGCCAAATGAATTTTCGTCTACACTTATATCTAGCGTTTCTACGGGTTCTTTTTCCATGCCAACAGCATTACGAACAATATTTCTATTGTTTTTCTTCCATGTGGAAACATTGCCTTTTGTTCTTTCGGTTTGATTTGACATTGCCCTATCAAATTCTCTTGGCGATTCTTCTCTAACGTCATTTATATCTTTTTTGGCTTTTTCTGCATAAGACTTTGCCAGCATACCAGCAATTTTTCGTCCGGGCAGGACGTTATCAAGACCTTGATTTACGGTATCAATTAATTCTTTAACTGCCATATCAGCACATCCTTCCCTTGGTCTTGCCCTTCTGGGCCATACCGTCGGCTGCTGTTACATATCCACCATCTGCGCAGTTCCAAGCCCGTAGGCTTTTGTTAATTCTAGAGTTCGGGTCTTTCGCTGTTTTTTCGGATGTCAACTTCTTTTTCATGCCGGTCATTCTGGCGCAAAAAGAGTCTTTCCTTGAGCCGCCTTCTGGTTGCGGTGGTTTCAAGTTCATCCCTTGCTTTTTCGCGGAGGCTCGCCCCTTGGCGTTTAAGCCCCCATTCGGATTCTTGCCTTCTGCTCTCTGCCATGCTGGTGATTTAGCCATTTACGACTTTCAAGCGGGATTCCCGAATGCCTTTTAGCAACGGGACAACAACCTCCTCGCGGAAGTTATTGGTGAATGTTTCGCTACCAATGTGGGGCAAGCTGATGTCTACATCAATGTAGACCTTGAAGCCCATCGCAGTAGCCCTATCGCAGAACAAATAGTCCTCGCCTACGTACCGGTCGCCCACAATATCAAAGTCAAATATGGCAGAGACCTTATTGCCCGTTACATTGTTTGTGTACGACCACTCTGGATGCGCCGCAATCATTTGCTCAATGACGTAGCGACGTATAAGCATAAACCCTGTACCTACGCGCTTGACGCGCATGAGAGAACCATCAAACTCCAAGTCCTCGTTATCGTCCCAATACAGGTCCGTAAAGAACTTTTTGTCTCTAGCCCTACGTGGGTATGCCCCAGCAGAAATATCCTTGTCCCCACCCTGCGCAAGCAGTCTGAGGATATCGTCTGGCGTAGCAACTACGTCAGCATCTAT